GTTCCGCTCGCAGCAGGCCGCACAAGCTGACGCCAAGAAGGCGAGCGCGCAGAAGCGACTGGCTCAAGCGGTCGCGCCAACGTCCGGGAATCCCGGGCATGCCGCACCAATCCAGACAGAAGAAGACGCGTTTCTCGCCGGCTTTGCCGGAGCGAGAGGCGCCTGACCGAAATTCAATTCAGGAGTGAAACACCATGAGTAACGCATACGGCAACACCAGCCAGCGCGTCGGACGCCTGAAGGGCGAAATCCTCGCCCACGCGATCCCGTGCGAAGTCCTGGCGATTACCGGGCAGCGCAAGAAGATGCCCAAGAACAACTCGAAAACCGTGCTCTACCGTAGCTGGCTGCCCTATGGGGCGACCGTGGCGAGCCCGAACACCTGGAGCGTCGATGCCGCCGCGCACGTCACGCAGGAAGGCGTTACGCCTCCGGCGGATTCCATGGTGCCGCGGGACGTGAGCGTTCAGCTCCAGCAGTATTCGTGCCTCTACGCGCTGACCGACCAAAGCGTGGATCTGCACGAAGACGGTGCCGAGCTGCCCGAAGAGATGAAGAAGCTGACCGGCGAGCGCATGGGGCTCGTGCGCGAAATGGTGCGCTATGGCGCACTCAAGGCTTGCACGAACCGATTCTATGCCGGCGGTTCCAGCCGTGCGACAGTCGCGAGCAAGGTCACTCTGCCGCTGCTTCGCAAGATCACGCGCTCGCTCAAGGCCAACCACGGCAGGTTCATCACGTCGATTCTTGCGAGTTCGCCGAACTACGAGACGCGGGCCGTCGAAGCCTCGTTTCTCGTGTTCTGCCACACCGATGGTGAGGCGGACATCCGGGATCTGGCCGGTTTCACGCCGGTCGCCGAATACGGGCAGCGCAAGCCCGTGCATGAGATGGAGATCGGGTCTGTCGAGAATTTCCGGTTCGTCGTTTCGCCGGAACTCAACAGCTATCCGAACGCTGGCGTTGCGGTCGGCTCGACCGGGCTCTTCTCGACGAACACGGTGAATATCGACGTCTATCCGTTCATCGTTGTCGCCGAGGATGCGTGGGGCGATGTGGCGCTGCGCGGGATGGACTCGTTCGATCCGACCTACATCCCCCCGGGGCAGAAGGACAAGAACGATCCGCTCGGCCAGCGCGGCTATGTGGGCGCGAAGTTCTACAGCGCTGCGCTCGTGCTCAACCCAGGCTGGATGGCGGTTGCTGAGTGCGGCGTGACGAACCTCGCCTAAGCCAAGCAACCCGATGAGGCGCCTACGGGCGCCTTTCGCTTTTCTGGAGATCAAGACATGCAAGCGAAGCAGATTTTCGGCGCGAATTTCGCGACGACCAAGGCCGGCATGACCGGCATCAGCGGTGCGGCAACCACATTCACCACGGCGAACGCCGTGATCTTTGCGATTGGCGGCAAGGCGTACAGCAAAGCGGCTGTGTCGGGCGGCACCACGCCGACGACGGACGGGGTGACGGGCGCCGCATTCACGGCGCTCGTCGCGAACCAGGGCTGCACGTTTGTCTGGTGCCTGAATGCCGCGGGCGACATCAATGTCGTGCAGGGCGGCGTCGATGAACTCGACGTCGATGGCAACTTCAAGACCGGGCGTCCGCAGTTCCCGATCCTGCCGGCAACGCTGACCCCATTCGCCTACCAGGTGACGAAAGCGGGCTCGACGACCGCTGCGGCATGGACTTTCGGGTCCAGCAACTGGAACACCACCGGCCTCACGCACACCGTTCAGGATGTGCTGGTGATGCCGGATCGCCCGCAGTAACCGGCGCTCGACCGCAACCCAACCAGAAGCCCGCCCTGTGCGGGCTTCGCCATTTCAGGAGCCAGAACCATGGCACGTAACAACGAGATCGACGCCAGTGCGCAGCAGATCGGACAGGACCGCGCGGCGGATTTTTCCACCACGTCGCAGCGGGTGAGGCGGGATGACCGGATCGTTGAACCGGTCGACGGACCGGTTGGGCAGGAGTTCTTCGATGAGCTGAAGTTCATGGAAGAGCCTGTCGAGGTGATGGTGCATGAGTCGGCTGCCGATAACGTCTCGCCGATCGTCGAGGTATTCCACAACGGCGTTCCACAGCGGTTCCTCCGCGGGCAGGTCCAAACCGTCAAGCGCAAGTTCGTCGAAGTGCTGGCCCGGGCGAAGAAAACCGGGTTTTCGCAGCAGGTCTATGCCGACAGGCTGACCGGAGAGGCGGTGCAGCGGATGATCCCGCACACGGCGCTGCAGTATCCGTTCAACATCGTTTCGGACAAAAACCCGCTCGGTAGTGCGTGGCTGCGCAAGATTCTCGCGGAGGCATGACCCATGGGGATCCTGCGCAAGCTGATCGGGTTGTCGGCTCCGGCTGAGCGTTCTCTTGTTCTGTGCAACGAACAGGATAACGAAGAGTTCATGCCGGTCGGGAGGGGTCCAGGACTCAGGTTCCCGGCGGTCGTGGATCGTTCTACCGGCCTCGCGTCGAGCATCGACGAGATTCCGGCCGCGTCGCGCAACGTTCTCGAATCTCGCCCGGATGGCGAATCGACAGCCGTGTATTTTGGGCAGATGTCGGCCGTCTATCACTACGGCCCGGGGGCGATCACCGAGAGCGGCCACATAGTCGGGCGAATCGGCATCGTTGACAACCTGAGCGCCGCAGGCGTTGCGGGCGGCTACGCGGTGGAGGGCCGGGTTCAATCCACGGGAGCGGGCGGTTTCGGTTTCACGGCATCGTTCGTTCCTGCCGTGCAGTCCGTGACGGACGGAGCTGCTGGCGGCATCACGGTTCACGCGGACTACTACTCGCCGCTGCTCGCTGACCATGCGCACATCACTGCGAAGTTCTCGCTACTGAATGACGACCCAGAAAAGCCGATCCGGACGGCGGGGGTGATCGAGTCGCCCAGCGGCGAGGTGGTTCCGCGCACTCGCGTTGGCGTGGCGACGGGGCGGTATTACCCGATCGAGGGAGTGACCGGGCTGTTCCCAGAGACGGCAATTACTCGAGATGTCCTGACCGCGGCGCCCATCGTCGTTCCGAAGACGGACACATACACCCGCATCGGATTCACGCTCGGCACGGGGGTGTCTGACTGCTCGGCTCGGCTCGGGCTGTTCCGTGACGTAGAAGGCGTGCCTGGCGATCTTGTTTTTGATGCCGGAACGGTGTCGTGCGGGACCGGAGACACCGGAGTGCGCGAGATCGTCATCGACGAATTGCTCAACGCCGGGATCTACTGGATCTGCATCCAGCCAGAGGGAGGCGCGTCGGATCCAGAGATCACCTGGGCGAGCGTCAATGCGTGGTCGGTAATCGGCATGAGTGCTGCGACTGCCCAAGATTCGTGCGCGGCGGTTGCGAACACCGGAGATCTCCCGGCCGAGATCGAAGGGGCTTCGCTGGGCGGAGGCGGGTTCGCCCCGTTCCTCTGGCTGCGCAAGGTCTGACGATGAATTTCCTTGCGTTGTGCAAGCGCGTCCGGCAAGAGGCCGGACTCTCTGGCACAGGACCGGCAACGGTCGTGAATCAGGCCGGTGAAGCCCAGCGCATCATCGACTGGACGCGCGACGCATGGACTGAAATCCAGGGGATGATGGGCGGGCGATGGGCGTGGTTGTGGGAGAACTATTCCGGGGCGTTGGTTGTAGGCCAGAACGTCTATGACCCTGTTGCGGACTGGTCGATCACGCCGAAATCATGGGATGCGCTGCGCTTGAACGGGATGCCCATCGTGCTGATTCCGTGGGAGATTTTCCGTGACGCATTTCTGATCCATGACGGCATGCCGACGCACGCCGCCGTGCGTCCGGACGGCAAGGTCGCATTCAGCGCAGCCCCGGTGGACTCATACGCCGTGACTGCCGAGTTCTACGCGCTGCCGCAGATACTCGCGCAGAACACTGACGAGCCGCTGATGGATGAGCGCTATCACATGGCGATCGTCTGGAGGGCGGTTGCCATGGCTGCACAGTTCGAAGAGTCGCCGGTCATGCAGCAGATGGCCGAGCGCAAGTTCGGGCAGATCTACGCGCAGATGACCGCGAGCGATCTTCCACAGGTTTCGATGCCGGAGCCTCTGGCGTGACGGATCGGATCCACTACACCCCGTTTGACGGCGGGGTGGATCTCATTACGCCCGCGACACAGATCAAGCCTGGCCGGCTACTTGCCGGCATGAACTACGAGTGCCCGGTCGAGGGCGGCTATCGCGCGATCGACGGATACGCCCAGATCGGCGACCCGGTCCCGGGCGAAGGCAGCGTTCTTGGCGTGGCCGTCTATGACGACACCTATCATGCGATCCGCAAAGAGACCGGGCTGTCGAGCGCGGGGTTCTGGAAATGGACGGGCTCGGCGTGGTCGAAGGTCGTCGGCGGCATGCCGCTGGGCCGCTACACGTTCGATGTCGCTGCATTCAAAGCAGTGTCGTCGAGCCGCGAGCTTTTCATGCAGGCTGATGGAGCGAGCGCGAAACCGTGGAAGTACAACGGTGTGACGTGCGCCGAGATTGCGGCGGCGCCGGCCGGCGGGAAATTCATCAAGGCGCATGCGTTTCACCTCTTCATCGGGTTCGAAGACGGGTCGCTGCAGTGGTCCGAACTGGGCAACCCGACACTGTGGGGCGCGCTGGGAGGCGCCGGAGAACTCGGGGTGTCGGACAATATCGCCGGCCTGAGTTCTACCGCTGGCGGCGTGCTGATCGTGTTCTGCCGGGATTCGATCCATACCCTGTACGGAACCGGCTCAAGCAACTTCGAGTTGAAGAGACTTACAGCGAACGCGGGGGCGAAGGCCTACACCGTCGCTGACATGGCCATCCCGTTCTTCGTCGGCGATCGCGGCATGACCAGCTTGCAGGCGGTGCAGGAATTCGGGGATTTCGCCGTTGGTGAGTGGGGTCGGTTCGTCGAGCCGCTTTTCACGAAACAAGGGTTCGCGCCGACGGCCGCCGTAGTCAGCAAGCGGAAAAATCAATACCGCGTGTTCGACCAATCAGGGCTGGGCGTGTGGGCCACCGTTGCGGGCGCCGAAGTCCGCGGGATCACGCTGGTGCAGCTCGCGCACAAGATCGAATCCACGTGTAGCGGAGAACTCGACGACGGAACCGAAGTGCTGCTCTTCGGTGACGAGGCCGGGCGCGTGTTCAAGATGGACGCCGGCAACGACTTTGCCGGCGCAGACATCTCGTCCTGGTTCGTGACGGCGTTCAATCACATGAAGGCGCCGACGGTACGCAAGCGGTTTCGTCGCATCTATCTCGACATCGAGCCGAACGAAGGGGTGCTGTTCAACGTGCTGCCTCAGTTTGACGGGGGCACGGACGAGATCGCGCGCCATTGTGTGATTTCGCTGCAAAGCGCAGCAGCCGGGGGGCTGTGGGACGTAGCGCAGTGGGACGAATTCGCGTGGTCCGGGCCGATCTTCGATCGCCGCGGCATCCCGATTGCGGGAACCGCGACGTCGATCGCGCTGCTTGTCCAGAGCACGCGCAATGGCACCGGTGCGCACACCGTGACCGGCTACACGACGCACTACACCCCACGGAGGCTGAGGCGTGACTAACCCGTACTACGACAACCAGGACCCCGGTGAACGATTTCTGTCTGGCGAGACTGCGCGCGGGTCAGACGTCGACGCCAAGTTCGATGCGGTGGAAGCCGGGTTCGATGCGGTCGAGATCGCCATCGCCGCTGCCGCTGCCGCTGCCGAGGCCGACAGGGTCCTTGCGGAAGCAGCAGCGTCGGCCGCGCAGGCGGCGCAGGGACTGGCCGAGACAGCTCAAGACGCTGCGGAAACAGCGCAAGGCTTGGCGGAGACGGCTCAAGGGCACGCTGAGACGGCTCAAGGGCTTGCCGAGACGGCGCAGGGCGCGGCGGAGAGTGCGGAAGCTCTGGCGCAGAAGTGGGCTGATGAGGCTGAAGACGTCGAGGTCGAGCCGGGCCGCTACAGCGCGAAGCATTGGGCGGCAAAGGCCGAAGAGCTTGCAACCAACCTCTACATCTACACCACGACCGCGACGGGCAAAACGCTCGTTAACCGCGAGCGCTGCACCGTGACGGCTGCGGGTCAAGAGATCACTCTGCCAGCGAAAGCGGTGGGGCTCGAAGTCTGGGTGCGCGTCGGGAATTTCAGCGACACCGTGATCAACCGCAACGGTGCGACGATCAACGGTCAGGCCGATGACGCGCGGATCAATAAACCGAACGTCACAATCGGGCTCTTCTGTGACGGCGACGACTGGAGTGCTTTCTGATGGCGATCGACCTATTTCCTTCCGGGGGTGGAGGCGGCCTCGCGTCGACCGGGTTTGTATCGGCAGCGCCATCGACTGGCACCGGAGAGGATGCTAAGTACATAGATGTAACGATCTCTGCAGTGGCGGACATAGCAAAATGCGACGTGTCGTTCGTGGGGACGGGTGTTTCGTCCGGAGCCAATGCCGCCAGCTCCGCGGCACACAGGATGTCCTACAGCGGGGAGGCGGTTGTTGTCAATCTAACAGGGTTCGCCGTCGCTCCCCGCCTGACAAGCCCGACAAATTTGAGGCTGGCAACGGCGGGGTCGAGCTGCACTTACATCACCGGGCGTTGGTACGTGAAGGAGTACACATGATGCGATACGCACAAATCGACGACAGTGGCGTCTGTATATCAGATTCGACCCTCTCCGGCGTGATCGACGCCCCGAACATGATCCCGCTTGCGGCCGACGCTCCGTCGCCGATGGGCAGGCGATGGACAGGCGAAGGGTGGGAGGACGTGCAACCCCTTGCGCGCCCGCGCATCGTCATCACACAGATCGTTTGCGACGATCCCGATGCCGTTGTGGATCTCGATGCGGGCGAAGTGACCTGCGCGGAAGGGGCGATCGTGGCCGCGACTGCGGAGCTGCGGATGCCGGATGGCTCCCCGCTGCCTCTGTCCGCCGCGTTTCGCATGCCACTGATCGCTCGCGACGGGCGAGAGCGGATCCTGCGCGCGCAGTTCTCGAACGGGGTGGCAGAGATCGCTGCGACGTTGCCGGATTCTGGCTGTTGGCGAGTGACGGAATCGACGATCAATCAGGATCTGCCGGCAGAGCAGCACATGGAGTTCGCCGGGCTCGATATTTACGTAGTGCAGTGACCGCATGAAAGCCTATTTCCTCCGCGTCTCGGCCTGGCTCTCGCAGGGGGTCAACTGCGTGCTGCTCTTCGGCCACCACGATCAGACAGTGAGTGCGCGCTGCTATGTGAATCGGTTCCGCCAGCCGTGGGCTGTACTGCGCGTGACGATCGACAGGGTCGTTTATGCCGTGACGCGCCAGCGCGATCACTGCCGAGTGAGCCACGACGCGGATGTGAGGTGGGCGAAGGAGGTGTTGCGTGACGGCTGAACGCAGGCGAGCGAGCGACATGGCTGCGAAAGAGATCGAGGAACACGTCGCCGAGGTGGTGCGCGACGCGCTTGCGGAGCACGTCAGGGCGGAGAGCGAGAACTTCAACAGCCTGATGCGCGAGGTTCAGGAGATGCGCAAGGAGTTTCTGAGTGCGTTCCCGAATGGGGATCCGAAGGGCCACGAGGAATTCCACAGAGACGCGATCGCAGTGATCCGGGATCTGAGCGGAATGATGCGCGAAGTGAGGAACAAGACCGTCGTCGGGGTCGTGTGGTCCGCGCTCGGGCTGCTCGCTGCGGCACTGTGGTTCTACGTGAAATCGAAACTCGGCGCGAGTTGAAGGAGAGTCGAAATGCGCTTCAGGTACTGGTTCATTTTCGGTGGCAGTGCGATCGTGCTGGCTGCTCTGTTGCTGACCGATCCCGACCAGGGCATCAGCACGGGCATGTTGATGCTTTCGCTCGTGGTGCCACTTCTGGCTGTTGGATTTGCGCACTACGCGCGCAAGGCGCTGCATGACTATCCGGAGGCGGATGCGCGGTCGCTGTTCCGGCGGGCGCACGAACACCCGATCGGCGCGGGATTGGCGCTCATCGCGCTGTCGATCGTGGCGTATGGGCTACTCGGTCTGTTCGGGGCGGTGGCGAAAGCGCAAGACGTTCGGGCACACATCCCGATCGCGGCGGAACAGTACCGCGCTGCATTGGCAGCAGAGATCGGTCGATTCTGGAGCGATCATCCGTACCCTGAAGCGATTCCTGCGCTGATCGAGCACGAAAG